ATGTTTTCAAAAAGCTTTGACGGCGGGATCTTACTGTTGACAGGTGCAAATTCAGCAACTGGTCTACGGAGTGCGCCTTGTCGTTGGGTGTTGCTTGACGAGGTTGACGCGTTTCCTGCCGATGTTGATGGGGAGGGTGATCCATGTGCTCTTGCTGAAAGGAGAGCATCAACCTTCTCGCGAAGGAAGATCATCCTTACTTCTACACCGACTGTGAAGGATATGAGTCGAATTGAGACGGAATACCTAGCGAGTAATCAGATGCGGTATTTCGTGCCTTGCCCTCATTGCGGTCATATGCAATGGCTGCAATGGAAAAACATTCAATGGCGGGATAACAATCCCAAGACTGCTGCGTATGTCTGTGAATCGTGTGGAGCGCACATTCCCGAGCATCACAAGAGTGAAATGCTTCGTAGAGGGGAATGGCGGGCTACGGCCACAGGGGAGGACCCACGCACTGTTGGCTTTCACCTGTCATCACTGTATTCACCGTTGGGTTGGAAGAGCTGGGAAGAAATCGTTACTGAGTTTTTGCGAGCCAAAGCAGACGCTCCGTTGCTAAAAACATTTGTCAACACGATTCTTGGTGAGACATGGGAGGAGGAAACTGGAGCCAAGCTTGGTGCTGAGGGCTTGCGGGAACGTGCAGAGTTTTATCCAGCTGATGAGGTGCCAGCAAAGGCAAGCATCATCACTTGTGGCGTTGACGTGCAAGACAATCGAGTCAGTTGTGGAATTTATGCGTGGGGTAAAGGGGAAGAATGCTGGTTGATGAACTGGTTCGAAATCTATGGAGACCCTGCTGGCAAAAAGCTCTGGGATCAGGTCGATGACGTGATTTTTAGAACCTATACGAAGGAAGACGGTACTGAATGCAAGATCAATGCAGTAGGCATCGACAGTGGTGGCCACTTCACAAGTGAGGTGTATGCGTATTGCAGAGAAAGGGCAAATCGTGGCGTTTTTGCCTTGAAGGGTCAGTCACAGCGAAACAAGCCGCCGATTGGCAAGCCAAGCAAGGTCGACATCAATTACAAAGGACAAGTGCTCAAGCGATCAGCGCAGGTCTTCCCTTGTGGTTCAGACACTATCAAGACGACTTTGTTTGCTCGCTTAAAGCACAACGAGGAAGGGCCTGGCTACATACATTTCCATGCACAGGCAAGTGAGGAATACTTCAAGCAGCTAACAGCTGAGCGGCAGGTGGTCCGTTACGTCAAAGGTTTTGCAATACGCGAATGGAAAAAGAAGCCTGATGCAAGAAACGAAGCGCTTGACTGTTTTGTATATAGTTATGCGGCTTTGAATTATTTGTATATGAGATTTAACCGTGCAACGATATTCGAGCAATTCGCTAAGGCGCGGATAGTAAAGGAAGAGCGTAAGGAAGAAAAAACAGTAGAATCGCCTTATCGGCCTACACAGCGACGTATGTCGCGTCGGCCCTCGTCGTCGTTTGTGACTAACTGGTGAGCATTCTTGTCCCCAAGTTGGTTTACGCAGGTGACACGGTCATCTTTGATGTCCCTGCCTTCACCAACTCAGTAGGTACTCAAATCGACAGCGGCACCTACACGCTGAAGTGGTACGCGAGATTCAACAAGCAGAGCGAAGGCGCAGAAATTACAGGCACGGCTCAGGGTGATGGATGGCGGATCACTGTCCCTAGCAGCACAACTGATGGCTTTGATGCTGGGACGTGGACTTGGCAAGCAATCGCCACTGAAGGCGATGAGCAATACACAGCAGGTCGCGGACAGTTTGTTGTCAAGGCAACGGCGTATTACGACAGCTCAGGGAACCCAGCGGCTTTTGACGATCGATCACGCGCAGAGGTCGACCTCGAAAAAGTAGAGACTGCAATTCGCACGCTTGCTAGTGGCGGCATGGTGCAGGAATACACCATCGGTGGCCGTAATCTCAAGCGCTACAAGATGGGTGAGCTTTTGCAGCTTCGCGATAACTTAAAGGCTGAAGTGGATCGCGAACGTCGTGCCGAGAAAGTTCGGCAGGGCCTTGGCAATCCTGGCGTTACCCGCGTGAGGTTCATCTGATGTGGCCCTTTAACCGAAAGAGAAAGCCTCAGCGCCGTAATTACGCTGGTGCGTCGATCAATCGCCTGACATCTGACTGGGTGTCATCTGGGACAAGTGCTGATGCAGAGGTCAAGAACAATCTTCGAGTGCTGCGCAATCGTGCGCGATCTCTTGTTCGTGACTCTGATTTCGCCAAATCGGCTCTTCGCGCAGTTAGAAACAACGTTGTTGGTCAAGGGATCAAGCATCAAGCTCAAGTCCGAATGATCCGTGGCGGACGCCTTGATGAGCGTCTGAACGGCCTGATTGAGTTTGAGTTTGCGCGGTGGTCAAAAGCCAGCAACTGCCACTGTGGCGGCACGCTGAGCTGGAACGCTATTCAGGGCCTCGCGATCAACAGCATGATCGAGAGTGGCGAGGTGTTCATTCGCCTCGTCAATCAAAGCTTTGGCGATTCTCGTGTACCCCTTGGCCTAGAAATCATCGAGGCAGATCTCCTCGACGACGATTACACGGGCATCGAGAAGAACGGTAATCGAGTTCGGATGGGTGTTGAGGTTGATGAGTGGTCACGTCCTGTGGCCTATCACTTCCTGAACTACCACCCAGGTGACTATCAGTTCGTCAACAACAATCTCAACGTCAAGCGTCGGACAAGAGTCCCTGCTGACGAGATTATTCATCTTTACTCAGTTGATCGCCCTGGTCAGACCCGTGGCATTACTGCATTTGCCTCAGCAATCATGCGCCTCAATAACCTGAAAGGGTTCGAAGAGGCCGAAATTATTGCTGCACGAGCAAGCAGCGCAATGATGGGCTTTGTACGAACACCCGATCAGGAGCTGTTCGAAGATGGCACATATGCTGAGCAATCTGTGCTGGACTTCGCTCCTGGCAGTATTCGGCGTCTTGCTCCAGGTGAAGAGATGCAATTCTTCTCGCCTACAAGGCCAGATGATGCTTTTACGCCTTTTGTGGCCCAAATGCTTCGTGCAGTCGCGGCAGGCGTCGGGTGCTCCTACACGCAAGTGAGTTCGGACTTTTCGCAGAGTAACTACAGCTCTTCACGGCTTGAGCTGCTTGAAACTCGGGCTCACTATCGGACGTTGCAGCAGTATCTGATCGACAACCTATGTCAGCCGATCTACGAGCGCTGGATGGAGATGGCTGTGATGTCTGGAGTGGTTCGTGCTCCTGGCTTTGACATTGACCCCGATCGTTATTACGAGAGCAAGTGGGTTGCACCAGCCGCGCAATTCGTTGACCCGCAGAAAGAGGCAGAGGCTTACAAGTCTTTGGTCCGCAGCGGCATCATGACTCTCTCCCAAGTCATCGCTCTACACGGCGGTGATTTTGAAGAGACGATGCGTCAAAGGCAGCATGAACTCGCCACACTGGATGAACTTGGCATTGTCACTGACACTGATCCCAGCGAAGTGACTAAAGCAGGCCAAGCGCAGAATCCTCCATCACCACCTACCTCACATCCTGTCATGCACGAAGAGGGGGAAGCGATCGATGGCTAATGTCAACGGCACTGACATCAATCTGACCCCTACGGAAGGGATGAAGACTGAAGCTGAGCGTTATCGCAAGTGGAAGTCTGAAGGTGAGGCTGGTGGCACTGAGGTTGCTGCACGTCGCGCCACGCAGATTTTGTCTGGTGATGAATTATCGCCAGATGTAGTTGTTGAAATGAGTGCTTGGTTTGCAAGGCACCTTGTAGATAAAAAAGGCCAAGGATTTAGTCCTGATGAAGATGGCTACCCAAGCAAAGGACGCGTAGCATGGGCAGCATGGGGCGGTGACGCTGGTCAATCATGGAGCAGCGAAAAATCTGCTTCAATTAAAAAAGCCCGAGAACGATCCATGACCGATGAACAAAGAGCCGAGCCCGGAGATCTTAAGGCTGGTGATTTCGTCAGCTGGAATTCTTCTGGCGGTCGTGCTCGTGGACGTATTGATCGTGTGGTACGCGATGGGACAATAGATGTCCCAGATTCCAGTTTTACGATTACTGGTACTGAAGACGATCCTGCTGCGCTGATCACGCTGTATCGCGATGGCGAGGCGACTGATCGCAAGGTGGGCCATAAATTCAGCACCCTCACCAAAATTGCGGCGATCCGCATGTTTGACGAGGCAT